CCTACAACAGGACAAGTTCTCAAGTGGGATGGATCTAATTGGACCGCTGCAGCAGATGGTGGTGGAGGTGGTGGAGGCATCAGTCTCACAGATATCTCTGTTACTACTGCTTCTGCTGGTACACCTGCACTCACATATAATAATGTTAGTGGTGTCTTTACATACACACCACCTGATCTTACTCCATATGCTCAAACAGCAAACTTAAGTATTGCAAACTGGGATGCTGCACATGGGTGGGGTAACCATGCATCGGCAGGTTATCTAGTTGCAACAGCACAAGACAAAACAAATTGGAACGCAGCATATGGTTGGGGCAACCATGCTTCTGCTGGTTATCTCACATCTCTTGGAGATGCAATTCAAGATGCTGACTTCTCAAGCAATGGTTTGATGAAGAGAACTGCTGCTGGAACTTATGCATCCATCACAGACAATTCCACTAACTGGAATGCTGCATATGCTTGGGGAAATCATTCAGCTCAAGGATATCTGCAAACTGTAGCATTAAATACTGTTTCTGATGTAACTATCACATCACCACAAACTAATGATGTTCTTACATACAATGGTAGTGCTTGGGTAAACTCTGCTCCTACTGGTGGTGGTGCTAGTGTTACTATCTCTGACACACCACCTGCTGCATCTCCTGGAGATCTCTGGTGGGAGAGTGACAGCGGTCGTCTAAAGATTAGATATCAAGACACTGATACAACACAGTGGGTTGATGTTGCACCACCTTTATCATCAGCACTATCAACCGATGCTCCTGCTACTGCTACTTCTAGTGGTACTGTAGGAGACATTAGAATGGATACTGATTTTATATACGTTTGTGTTGGAACAAATGCATGGAAGAGAGTAGCAATTGCAGTCTGGTAATTCTAAATAATACGGAAGGAGCATCTTAAGAAATGGCAATCAATTTTCCCTCAACAGCAGGGCAGGCAACTGACGGTTCATATACTTATACAGTAGCGGGTATTACATACGCATGGAATGGATCGTCATGGGCAGCAGCAGGTGCTGGTGCTAGTGCAACTAATAGAACTTTATTCAGTGTAACAAACGCTGCTTCTGGTTCTTCAGCTCTTTCATACAACCAGAACAATGGCGTGTTTACTTATGTGCCACCTGATCTGAGTGGGTTATCTGGTCCTGGTGTCAATGATGGTATTGGATCTAATCTCAATGCTGATAAACTAGATGATCAAGAAGGTTCATACTACAGAAATGCTGGTAATCTAAATGCAGGTACAGTTCCTTCTGCTAGACTAACTGGAACATATAATATCAGTATCACTGGTACAGCTCCTGCACCAAACTTAGATTCTCTCACCAACGTAACGATTACTAATGTACAGAACAATGATGTTCTGCAATACAATGGTAGTGCTTGGGTAAATGGTGTTAACAATGTAACAGGACTGCAATCTAGAGCATCAGTTTCAGGTACATATTCTGTTGGAGCGAACGGTTACATTGATGCTACGATAGTTACTCCAAAATCATATATGCTATGGAAGGTAGAAGTAAATTATGCATGTTGGTTGAGACTATACTGTGATACAAATTCTAGAACAGCAGATCAGAGCAGAAATATTGATAGTGATCCTTTACCTGGATCAGGTGTTCTTGCAGAAGTTATTTCTTCTGGTCAAACTGCTCAGTTAATTACACCTGGAACACTATGTTTTAATTCCGCTGGTTCTAATGCAACTTACTTGAGAGTTGATGACAGAAGTGGTGGAACAAACAATCATACTATTACTCTTCACTACTTACAACTAGAGGCTTGATATGGAGGAAATCGCATATATTGTCACTCTTTATAGGGAAGAGGATTTACCTGCCTTCTATACTGAGATGGCAGACAAAGGTTTCCGTCTTCATATCCAACGTCCTCTCAGTAGAAACACACACTACTGGATGACTGCTGCACAAGCAGAAGAACTTAGACAAGATGAAAGAGTTTGGGGTGTAGTTAGAGAAGATGATATACAAATAAAAAAGAATTATAACCTGAACAACGATCCAGAAAGTTTTTCAGGAACATTTTGGAAGAGTGGTGGAAACTCTCCTACCATGTATCAATGGGGACATCTTCATTGCTCTGGTGATCAGGTGCAAAGGAGAAAGAGCGTATGGGGTAGCGGTACTGTAACTGATACAGCAACATATTTCGGTGATGGAAAACATGTTGATGTAATTATTGTTGACGATCCTGTATCATATGATTGTGAAGAATGGAACAGTCCATCTACAGGTGATACAAGATTTGTTCAATACCAGTGGTTCAATGAATTGAATGCTGCTGTACTTGGATTGAATGATTTAGATGGACAGACACAACCTACTGGTAATGTCACTTACTATGCAAATGGAAGTAACCCAGAGTTTCATGGCAACCATGTTGCTGGTACAGTAGCAGGACAGCATTACGGATGGGCGAGAGAAGCAAACATTTATGGTTTGCAAATCTTAGGGACTATGCCTTCTGGTCAAACTCTTAGTGCTTATCTTGTGTATGATTACATCAGAGCATTTCACCGTAACAAAGCTGTAAATCCAGTAACAGGATTAAAAAATCCTACTATTACAAACCATAGTTATAGTGGTATATACGGATTTGGTTCATTAAATGATGAGGTATTTAATTTTAATGATCTTAGTTCGGTAAATTATAATGGTGTAGTATATAATGCTGGTAACCCTGGTCCAAATGGATGGACAGAAGCAGGAGTTAGAGAAGACTTTGGTGTAGAATTTAACGTAGAAAATTACCCAAGACATATTCCTGGTATCATGGCAGATGTTCAAGCTATGATTGCTGATGGTGTCGTGATGGTAGGTGCTGCTGGAAATGATAATCTACTCATGTCTAGACCAGCAGATTATAATTGGAACAATACTATTACAATCAATGGGTTCGGAACTATTGAATATCAAAGAGGCGCTTGGCCAAATGCTGCAGATGGTAATAGCATTTGTGTAGGAGCATTGGATACTAATAGTGATTTTAGAAGAACTAGTTTTACACAGTATGGTACGTGCATTGATGTGTTTGCTCCTGGTAGAAATATTCTATCCGCATTTAATAACCAGGGAACACTAGACGGTAAATATGGTGGACAAAATTTTTATGGATCATTGAATGGAACTAGTATGGCATCGCCACAAGTTGCTGGTGTATTAGCGTGTGTTGCCACAGGAAAACCTAGGTTCACACAGTTTGATGCCTTGGGATATTTGCAGCAGAATTCTATTGAAGATGACATGAACTTTGATACTGCTGGTGGTCACTATGCTGATAACACTGCTAGAAAAAATAGCAAGAACAGATACTTACATATTAAAAACCCAAGACCAGAAACAGGGTTTATGTTTGATCGTAAGCATAGAAGAAAAGATGAGAAGAAGGTTGATGTATATGAACAACTAGCATTTCCTAGAAGAAATGTTCTGTTCACACAGAACAGTAACGTCATGACATCCAGCACTGATCTTTCTATTACAAAGTCGTGGAGCCAAGGCACATACACCTGGCAACCACAAATTCATATGCCTACTACAGGAACCGATCCTTATGGTGTAGTCATTCTCCTGCATGGTGCAGGTGGTACTGGTGGTGGAATGATTTCTCAATGGAGTAATGTAATTACAGATCATATTCTGATTGCACCAACTGGATATAATAATGTATGGAACATCATTAATGAGAGTGACGCACCAGACTATGATGTTCTAGAAGAATTGATTGAGAAGTGTGTACAATATACTAACGTAGATGCTACTAAGATTAGGTTCTTAGGTATATCTAATGGTGGTGCGATGGCACTAAGAATGGGTATGGAATATTCTGTTCCTAATAGAGTTGATATCATCTGCTCTATTGTTTCTCAGGTACATGATGATCAATATAGGGGAGCATCTGGATGGTACAAACCATCTAACCATGAGAATACTGATAGTACCAATACAAATTCTGGATACGATACATCCTACACACCTAATATTAGTCCTCTAAGTGTGCCGCATAGATACTTCTTGTGTATGAATGGTGTAAATGATACAACAGTTCCTTACAATGGAGGTAATGGACCTGGCGGAGCTACCTTCTTGTCTGCTCCTAATAATGCTTTTAGAATTGCACAAGCAGCAGGTTGGCAAGGAACTCAAATCACAAGTGGTAGAATTTATTCAGGGTTCCCTGCTGGAAACTACCAGAGCGCAAGAGTTATTACTTATGAAATTCCTGGTACTGTAGATGATACTAAAGTAGATTTCTTATATGATAGTGGTGTTGGACATGCTACTTCTTCTGCTATGACTGCATTAGTAGGAGAATATTTTGGTAGTAATGGAAACTCTGTAACTATACATCCACAATTTATCTTTGATGTTGGTAACGCTGGTGCATCTCACTATACATTTACTGGTTCTGATAGAGTTAACACATTCAACAATGTAAATGATCCGCAGATACAGTGTAATGCTGGTGATGAATTGATATTCAACGTAAATGCATCTGGTCACCCATTCTATATTAAGAATGCTCCTACTATTGGAACGGGTAATCAAGTCACTGCAGGAAGTGTTACTAACCAAGGTGCTTCTATTGGTACAGTAACCTGGAACACTTATGGTGTTGCTCCTGGAACTTATTATTACATCTGTCAGTTCCATGGTGGTATGGTTGGACAGATCGTTATTTCCTAAGGCATAAATAAGTCTGAGCACTAGTATCTATTGGCAAGTTAAATGGCTGATCGTTTTCCATTAATCGTTAATTCCACGTCAAGGAAGATTGAAGAACTTGTATCGGGTGACAATTTAGAACTCACGGGTAACAATATTGTTATCAGTGGAGACAATGGCGCAGGTAAATATCTGACGAGCGATGGCACCGTAGTTTCTTGGGGTAACCCAGGTGATGTATACCTAACACAAACACAAACTCTTCTCAACAAAACTCTAGAGAGTTCAGTCATCTCTGGATCTATTAACACGTTAACTAATATTCCAAACAGTGCTCTTGTAAACCCTGGTATTACAGTTAACGGTCAGACTATTGCTTTAGGTGGATCTGTAGTTACACCTAACGACAACACCACTTATTCGATCAGTGCTCAAGATGGTCTGTCTGCCTCACAAAAAATTATTAGACTGACTGATAGTGCAAGTGCAAATGATGATGTCACTATCGCAGTTTCTTCTCCTGCTTCTATCCCTGCAGGACATAAAGCACTAGAGTTTACATTAGGTAGATCTAATGATGTAATCACACTCTCTGGTACTGTACTAGATGCAGACACCATCACTACTTTTGAAGCATTCACTGGTGGTAATCCTCAAACTGGAGCATTGATCCTGAAAGGAACTGGATCTACTACAGTTACTCAGGATGCTGCTACCAGAACATTCACAATTGATTCAACATATGTTGATACAGTTACAGAATTAAGAGCAACTAGTGGTCAGATTTTTGGGTCTGGTAAGTTTACTTTCCTTGGCACTGGTGCTACTACTGTTGCTCAGGGACAAGATGCTAATGGTGACGCTACCATTACATATAGTTCTACTGACACAGTAACTAGATTGAGAGGTGGTACTACAGGAACGTTTACTCCTGCTACTTCTGCTGGTGCTGACATTACTCTGGTTGGTGGATCTAGTGGTAATGTAACAGTCAGTCAAGCAGGAAATACTATTTCAATTGATAGTACAGATACTAATGATGTAACTAAACTTGCTGCTAACTCAGAGACACTAGCATTTGGAGACTTTAGATTTGAGGGTTCTGGTGCTACAACACTTACCACATCAACTAGTGGTACTACAAAAGTAATTACAATCAGTTCTGTTAACAGTGATACTGGTGCATCTCTAACTGCATCTGGTGGTCTTATTCAATCTGGTGTAGATTTCCAACTTAAGAACTCTGGTAACTTCACTGGCAACACTTTGATGAAGTGGGACAGTGGTAATGGTCAGTTGGCAAACAGTATTATTACTGACAACGGATCAACAGTTACAATTGGTGGTGACTTGTTTGTTACAGGAACTCAGACAGTTCTAGAAACACAAACTCTAATTGTCGAAGACAATATTATTGAACTTAGAAAAGGTACAAGTCTTACTGCAACTGATGGCGGTATTCAAGTCAACCTTACAACTGATGCTGGAGACAATGTAACTAGTTACAGACAACTACAATGGTATAACTCTGGTGGATACTGGAGATCATGGGATGGTTCTGTTGAAAAGAGATTTGTAACAGAAAATGAATCCCAAACTTTAACAAACAAAACTCTCACATCACCAGTATTATCTGCTCCACAACTTGGTAATGCTACTGCTACAGCAATCAATGGTCTTGCAATTACATCAACTGCATCTGCAACACTTGACATTGCATCATCGAAAACTCTTAATGTTGATAGAGATCTAGTATTAACATCTGATAACAACGCTGCTTCTGTTACAGTCAACTGCAGATTGGGTGGTAACATTGCATATACATCAGACACACTAGCAACATTTGCATCCACGACTTCTACACAGATGAGAGGTCTTGTTCCTGATAGTACAGGTACAGGTGCATTAATGTTTGGAACAAGTCCTACTGTTCTAACAAGTCTGGTAACAGCATCCTCTACATTCACCCTACTTAATTCTGGTGCTACAACGATCACTGCATTTGGATCGGCAACCACAATTACATTGGGTGCTACTAGTGGTACAACAACAATTCAGAATGACCTAGTTCTTCCTAAGGATCTAACAGTTGGTACTACTCTTGCTGATAATATTGTATTCAATGGTTCACTTAACTGTGATACTAACGACATTCTAATCCGTGGTACAGATGGCGATCCAATGAGAGTTGGACGTGGTGTTGGTGGTGTTAATACCAATACTGCACTGGGTTGTAGAGCAATTCAATCTGTATCTTCTGGTTCTCAGAATACTGCTGTTGGATTTGAAGCACTGTTCACGACAAACACTGGTGCATCCAATACTGCATATGGTAACAGAGCTCTGAGAGCAAACGGAGTAGGATCTGACAACATTGCGATCGGTAAAGACGCACTACTCACTGCCCTTTCTGGAGATAAGAACCTAGCGATTGGTAACAATGCTCTTGAGAGTATTCAGACTGGTAATGCTAACGTCTGTATTGGACACTATGCTGGTTACGGATTGACTGGCGGTGCTACTGGTAACGTTATCATTGGACCTGCTGATGATGCAAACTCAACTAACGCTACATATCTACCACCAAACGGCGCAGGCAATAGACAACTTGTTATTGGTTCTGGTACTGAAGCATGGATCAGAGGTGATAGTAACTTCAAGGTAAACATCCCTGGAAACTTTGACGTTGATGGTGATGTAGAAATTGGTGGATCATTGACAGTCAACGGTACTGTAACTACATTCAACTCGAACGTAATTACAATTGATGACAAAGAGATTGAACTAGCATCTGTAGGTGCTGCAACATTCTCAGCAGTTGTTGTCAATAACAATGCAAACATCACAGCAATCACTCCAACTGCAGGACTAATTCCTGGAATGGAAGTTGTTGCTCAGACAGGTGGCATCAGTGTTCCTGGTGGAACTACTATCCTGTCTATCACTGGAAACACTGCTGTTCTATCTAACACAGTATCTGGTGATGGTACATGTACCTTTACTTCTACTGGTGCATCTGACCTATCGGCAGATCAAGGTGGTATTAGAGTTAAAGGAACTACTGACAAGAGGATCTACTACGATCACAGTAGAACCGACAAGTATTGGGTGATGACAGAGAACCTAGAACTTGCATTCGGTAAGAAGTTAGCGATCAACAACCAACTTGTATTAGATACAACTACACTAGGATCTACAGTTGTCAACTCTTCCTTAACATCTGTTGGTACACTTACCAGTTTAGATGTTGACGGATCTGTTACTATTGGTGGTGTCGTTACTGAGAAAGTATTCAATAACTATGGTACAACTCTAACTCCATCTTCTAATATTCTTACGATCAACATTGCAGGTGCCAATACTATTCTTGGAACACCAGCAACAACTGCGATCAATGAATGGGCGTTTACTGGAGTTGGATTGACTAATGGACAGTCGAAAACAATCACTCTTATCTTGACCGCTAATAATGCTGCTACATATGGTGACGCATGTAGTGTAGATGGAAACGCTGTTTCCAATGGTGTACAATGGTCAGGTGGTTCACCACCAATTGCTACAGCAAACACAGATATATTAACATTCATTATTGTCCGAGATAACGCTGGTGTTACTAAGGTATTCGGACAAGGCAACACAGACTTCAGCTGAGGATAGATAGATGCCAGTCGGTTTTAATAGTCCCGCCAGAAACCTTTTTCTCCTAGGTTCTACTGGTTCACAGGTTGTAGGAAATTTCTTTAAGACAATCGATAAGTCAGCAGGAACTGATGGTGTATATGCACCTGATGAAATTGCATACAATGTAATTGATCAGAAGTATTTTCTTGCTGGTACTGCAGCTGATAGTAATTCGAGAACTTTTGGATGGTTTGAGAAGAGAGATGAGGCAGGAACAGCGGATTTTGATTACACACTACAATCGTCGCTCGCTACAGAAAACACAACTCTACGTGCCATGGAGTTGGATGTTAATAATAATCTAGTTGTTGCTGGAATAGCTGGTAGTGTACCTTGGATTGCAAAGTCTGATAATAATGGAGCAATACAATGGTTTGCGACTACTAATACAGCAGACGTTCGTTACTTGGGTCTTGCATCAGATAAAAATGGAAACTACTATGCATGTGGTAGAACATCTCTAACTGCTTCTGACACTCAAGCATTTGTAGAAAAATTTGATGGCAGTGGTAATCCTGGTTGGGGCAAACAGGGGTACATGTTAGGTAGAGATGTTGTCCTCAAATCTATTGATGTTAATGATAGAGGTGAAGCTGTTGCAGTTGGATACTTAGAAGACGATAGTAATTACAAAGGATATATTATTAAGATCAACGCCAATACTGGTGATGTCATGTGGGACAGGACATTATCTACAGACGATACAATTCTGTGTACTGATTGTTATATCGATAGTAAGGATCAAATTTATGTTACTGTAACTGGTGCTACTGATAGTTACCTCGTCAAGTATACTCCTGAAGGTAACATGCAGTGGCAGAGAAAGACAGCACAAACTGGTGCTAGTATCTCATACAAACAAGTTTCTTCTGATGGTGAAACAGGACAGACAATTACTTTTGGAACATATGATGATGGAAATGATGTTGTTGGTTTACTAAGTAAGTATTCTAGAAATGGTGATCTAGTTTTCAGAAGAAAATTACAAAGTTCTTTTAATAATTCAGATACTTTTTCTTCCTTATCTCTATATTCTGATCCATCATTCTATTATTTGTTGTACGTTGATAGTCCAGTTAGTGGATTGAATGGTACACCAGACAAGTATACTTACGGTAAGGTAAGTTCTTCTGGAAATGGTCTTGGTGCTTTCCAATATACAGAGGGAACTGGAGTAACTCTTGATTATGAAATCATTCCTGCACCTGATGAAATCGGCAGACTATCCGATGGATCTGTACGAAATGATATTAGCGATCTAATTACATATCCATTTAGTGCTAACAATATTTTGTTTGATGACTTGTCTACTCAAGTAACAAACAAGAAGAGACAGATGGATGGTCCTGGTAGTTTCCAGTACAGTGGTAGTCCTGCTATTAGAGTTGCTGATTTCCAAGAAGTGAATTTGTTGGGTGATGCTGGTATTGTTGCGGCGACAGGAACTAATTACACATCTCAAATTAGTGGAACACAGTTCAATGCTTCCAATCCAAAAGAACATGCGTTTGATGGAAACCTTAACAACTGGACGACTGCTTTAAACGGAACTTCGTTAACTTGGACACCATCGGGAGGATTGGCAGTATCAAGTTCTCTAAGATTATATGCTGCTAGAGAAGCTGCAACTGATAACATCACCGTTACTTTTACAGATACTTCTACATTCAATAGTTTCACTGCCGACAATACATTTAAATGGTATGACATTACAGGTGCTGCTGGAAAAACTATTGATAATATAAACTGGACACACAATAATACTTTCTCTAGAATTGCTGCTATTGAAGTTGATGGAGTTATTTTAGTTGATCCTCGTGGAGCATGGGAAGATCAATCAGGTAATGGTAATGATGGTGTAGTAAATGGTCCCACCCACAACGCCGCTGGATACTTTGAGTTTGATGGAACAGATAATGAAATTATTTCTGGTCCAAAATGTAATACTTTATTTGGAGATGGTGGTAGTGGAACCATTGAAATGTGGGTAAGACCAAATGATGTAACTACACGTCAAACTTTGTGTAGTGGATATATAACAGGTGGATCAACACAACCAGACAGATGGGATTTTGAAATTAGTGCTGGATCTATACGTGGCGGTAGTCATGACAATGGTTACTTAACTGGAACTACAACTCTATCTGTTAATACTTGGTATCATATTGTATTCACATTAGATAAATCAAGTGGTGCTGGAACTCTCAAAGCATATATAAATGCTGTCGAAGATCAAACCCAAACCTTTAGTTTAGATAGAGACTGGGCTACTGATGTTGAATTTGGCATTGGCAATAGATATCTTCAACAAACAGACTTCCCACTTGATGCTGATGTAGGTGTAGTTCGTACTTATCGAAGAGCACTAACAGCAGCAGCAGTACAACAAAACTTTAATGCTTCTCAGTACAAGTTTACTAATGTAAGACCCAACACTACTCCTTTCTTTACCAGCAATCCTATTCTTATTAATAATAATCTATTATTAAATTATGATTTTGGTAGTGGTGCCTGTATTCAAAAAAGTTCTAACGTAGCACCAGGATCTCAAGAAATTATTCTTGATGATGCTGGAGATAATGGTGCTGCTTTTGGTGATCAGGAATGTGTAGCTGTTGGTTATGGTAAAGTTGTAGTTGGTGCTCGTGGAGAAGACAATGGTGTCTACACTAATGGTGGTAAGGCATATGTTTATAATGCAACCACTGGTGCTCTGGAAGTTACACTAACACCATCAAATATTGCTGGTAACGATATGTTCTTTGGTAATGCAGTAGATATCGATGATGTCACTGGAAGAATTGCCGTTACAACTCCTTCTTCAATATATTTGTATGATGCTGATGGTAGTAACGAAGTTATTATCGACAGTAACACTACACTACCTATCAGTCCTCCTGGTGGATTGTCTTTTGGTACTAGTGTTGCTATCTCTAGTAATAGAGTTTGGACAGCAGATGATAATGTTCCAACAGGTCCATTATATAATGGAACAGTTTACTGCTTTGATGCTGAGACAGGAGCATTTATATATCAATTGAGACCAAAGTATGAACTAGATAATTTCTATAACTATGGTCATTTTCTTGCAGCGGGAGAGGGCAAACTTGCTGTTGGTTCTGGATCTATCACTCACTCTGTAACTGGTAGAGCTGTTACTGGTAAAGTATATTTGTATGATGTAGATGGGTCCAATGAAAAAGTTATCGAACCACTTAACTTGACAACTTCTTCTGGGTTTGGAGAACTGAGTGACTTGGATATCGGTTATGGTATGATTGTTATTGGAGCAGCTAGACAACAAAGAACAGAAGATCCACAAGCTATTGGTAGTGGAGAAGTATTTGTTTTTGATACAGAAGGCAACTTCAAGTTTAGTATGAGACCATCAGATGATCCAGCAGATGAAGATGCTGATGGAATGGGATTTGGTGGAAGTGTTGCCATCAGTAGTGATCGTATTGCTGTTGGAGCAAGATATTATGTTGGCAATCCTGGTGGAGTTGCAGGTAGAGCATACTTGTTTGACCACTCTGGAAAAGAATTGCAAGCTTGGATACCACCAACATCTCCTATTGGCAACGCATCTGATTTTGGTAGTGCAATGGACGCGGCAGGTGGTACATTAGCAATTGGTGCTGCTGGTGGTAGTCCTGATTTTTCTGGTAGAGTATACATCTATCCAGTAACAGGAACACCATCGGGTAAAATATTGAACCTTTCAGGTACAACTTATAATGGTACTAACTATAATGGAACAGTTAATGGACCAGTATTCAATCCTGCTGGATACTTCGAGTTTGGACAGTCAACTACGTCTGGTATTGCTGGTTCTTTTGATTATAATGATGGTTCAAACCAAGACTTCACAGTTGAAGCTTGGATCTATGGAAATAACTGGAATGTAAATGGTAATACTTATAATGCAATTTTGAATAGATCTGACGGTACTAATCATATATTCTCAACGTACATCAACAGTAGTGGAGAAATGGCATCGTGGTTCTATAGCACTGGTGGAGCTATCCAGAACAGCACTTCATCATCATCTGGAGATACAGCGTTAATCTTACAGACAGGAGTATGGAACCACTGTGTTTGGATCCATAATGATGGTGCTGGAATGGAATACTATCTAAACAACTCTGCTGCTAGCACGTATTCTAATACTAATACAAGAAGAAAAGATAATTCTAATCAAACCTTTACCATAGGAAGGTGGAACCAAAACCAATACGAACTTGACGGTAGGATTGGACAACTTCGTTTTTATGATAGAAAATTATTTGCAGCGGAGATCTCCCAAAACTTCAACGCTACCCGTGCTAGGTACGGTGTCTGATAAATAGATAGAGCATAAAATATTCCAAGGAACATAGGTAATGGCAAGGAAAACTATTCAGAGTAACTATTATCTCTTTGATGCTTCGGCGCGTGAGGTTATCATTCCTGGTGGCGTTCAGCGAGAGAACCTAATTCTTATCACGAACGTTACTGATAACAAAGTAATCTATAACTTCTCTGATCCTGAACTGACTGCTACTACTTACAGTATTCAGACTGATATTCGTAACGTCACGACAACTAGAGTTGTCCTGTCATACGACACGACTGCAATGTCTGACACAGATCAGTTGCAGATTGTTGTTGATGGTTTTGAAGAGACTATCAAACCATCAGAAACATACAACGATGCTGTAAACAAGTCTAAAGTTTCTAACCCACAATCACAGATTGATACTGACTTTGAGTATGGAACTCAGAGCACGAAGTGGGAAGCGTTGTCAATGATTAACAACAACCCATTTGCATATAAGTCTGAGAATGCAATCACCATTACCGATGTTCAGGCAGTACAGAATTCTAGATCAATTACAGTATCTGTAAACACTGGTGTCTCTACTAGACCTGCTGTTGGTACTGCAATCTTCATGCAAGATACTAACTTCCCTGCTGCTAACGGTGTCTTTATTGTTGATAGCACCTCTGGTTCTACAGATTTTACATACACTGCTGCATTTGAGTGGACCCTATCATCTGGTGGTATCTGGGATAGCGCAAGAACAGCACTCTATTCTGGTATTCATTACACTGGATCTGATATTGGTGGCACTGTATCACTTGCTGCAATTGGTGATAACAGAATTCAGGTAACTACAACTCAAGCACATGGTCTCGAAGTTGGTAACGAGATTGCTATTGCTGGATCTGCTGGTACAAATGTAAACGGATCATGGACTGTTGCTAGTGTTGTAAGTCCAACAGTATTCATTTACTATCCTGGAACAGCATCGCCAACTGGATCTGTTGCTACTGGTACTATCAAACTTTATCCTAGACCACAGGGCAACTCAATCCATAGAGCGTTTGATGGTGGTGTTAAGTTCTCTACAAACTCTCACTCTAAAAACCAACAGGCAGTTAGACAAACAAAACGTTACTTCCGTTATCAGTCTGGTAAAGGTGTAGCATTCTCTACTGGTTCTATTCTGGAACCTGCAATTGAAAACATTGATAGCATCACAGCATCTGGTACTACTGTAACTGTTGTATCTGCTGATGCACATAATGTAACTAGAGATACAATTGTTGATGTTCGTGGAGTAACAGACAACAACTACAATGGTCAATACACTGTAACTAATATTGTTGACCCACATACTTTCCAGTACACTGCTACAAATGCACCATCAGAGGCAACAGGTGCTGGTGAATACACTGTAACTCCTATCAATTCTTATGGAACCAATCTTGAGATTGGTATGATGGATCAACAGAATGGTATCTTCTTCCGCTGGGCGAACGCTGGTCTAAGTGTTGTTCGTAGAACATCTACATTCCAACTTTCTGGTAGAGTTACTGTTACTAATGGAAGCACTCTTGTCTCAAGTTTTACTAGCGTCAACGGACAGAATACTAAGTTTTCTAAGCAGTTAAAACCTGGTGATTATGTTGTCATCCGTGGTTCTTCCTATCGTATTGATGGTATCATCTCTGATACACAGATGGTTATCTTCCCTGACTATCGTGGACCATCTGCAGGTAATGTACCTGTAACTAAGACTGTAGAAACAGAATGGGCGCAGGCAGACTGGAACATTGACCGTTGTGATGGTACTGGTAAGACTGGTTATACAATTGACCCAACCAAGATGCAGATGTTCTACATGGACTACTCTTGGTATGGTGCTGGTTTCGTTCGCTGGGGTTTCCGTGCATTGAATGGTGACATTATCTACGCTCACAAGATCCCTAACAACAACCAGAACACTGAAGCATACATGAGATCAGGTAACTTACCTGCTCGTTATGAAGTCAATACTATTCCACCATCAACATCTACAACAAAGTCATTCTCTAACTCTGATACTACTCTGTTTGTTGCTAGTGATCTATCAGACTTCCCTGGTTCAGGAACTCTTGCTCTTAAGAGATCCACTTCTGCTACAGCAGGTGAGGGAGAGTACATTAACTACACTGGTAAAACAACATTCTCTCAAGATGTTATCAACGTAAGTGCAGCAGCAGATACAATCGAAGTTGCATCTACAACAGGTCTTTCTCCTGGAGGACAACAGACTATTATCTTTGATACTCCATTCTCTAATGTAGTTGCTAATAAAGTATACTTTGTTGCTGCAGTTCCTAACGCAACAACATTCAAAATTACTGATACACAAGGAGATTCTACTGGTATTGCACTAAACGCTGCTACTGGATCTGCATTGTCTCCTCTTGCTCGTGCAAAATCTGGTTCCTTTACTGGTATCACTAGAGAACAAGCAGGTAATGTTAACGTTGACCTAACTATCGCATCTGGTGTATCTAGTGGTACTGTAAGTTCTGCAACTGGTATTCAGAAAGGACAAAGAGTTATCGGTACTGGTATTCCTGCAGATACATTTGTACATTCTATTTCTGGTGTTAACGTTGCACTAAGTAAAGCAGTTACTGCAGCAAACCCAACTGGTGTTACCTTTGCTCCTCTGGGTGGAGGAACAGCAGAGACATTTAACTACAGTGCTACACAACCTGTCTCTGTAGAACTACTAGCAGCAACATCTGTCCCACAGATTAGTCACTGGGGTTCTTCGGTCATCATGGATGGTAGACTAGACAATGACCGAGCATATGTTTACACGGTCGGTACGAAAACTCAGCGTAATATTTCTTCTGGTCAAACGAGAGCGATCCTTGCTCTACGTGTAGCACCATCTATTGACAATGGTATTCAAGGTAACTTTGGTACTAGAGAACTAATCAATAGAATGCAGTTGGTTCTTCGTCAGGTTGACATCTCTGCTACTGGTAAGTTCTTCGTTGAACTTGTACTAAATCCAGTACCAGATACTAATAACACATGGTTGCCTGTGGGTGGTACATCTCTTGCACAATATGCAGTTCTTTCTTCGGCAACTGATCTACTAGGTGGTGAGGTTATCTTCGGTTTCTACGCTGATAATGACGTTAAGTTCTACGATCTATCTGACGTTAAAGAAATCTCTAACTGTATCCTAGGTGGTGGATCTAATAACTACGATACATCTACTGCACCTAACCCAACTGGTATTTTCCCTGATGGACCTGAGGTTCTAGCGGTTCGAGTTACTAATATTGCTGGTGGTAACAGATCGGTTGACGCACGTTTCTCATGGACAGAGGCACAGGCATAAATAGAGCTGCCTAACCTTAACAACATGACTGATACAAAACCAGTCGTAGTTGAAGAGAAGGATAACGATGAAGATAAAAGTGAAGTTCTTGGTAATCTAGTGAAAGTTGTAGTCCTCATTTGGTCTGCATCCCTTCTTACATTCAGCTACGTTCGCTTGCCCAACGGTCAAAAAATCCTAGATTTCGATCCGACCTTCATTGCATCCGTGTTTTCTGGATCCTTAGCTGCGTTCGGATTGTCTCCTGCCAAGAACGGATCCGCTCCTAAGAAAGCACCGTCTATTGGAAAGAAAGAGGAAACAAAAAATGCAGAAAGTAATTAATGTACTTGCAGTCCTGTCGTTTATTGGAACGGCAGGCATCGTCGGTGGTGGCACTTATGTTTACCTAAACAGAGAAGCAATCATTGAAGACGCAAAAGAAAAAGTAACTAAGGCAGCAACAGAAGCAATTGCTGGTGCTCTACCTGGACTTATTGATAATGCCATGCCTAAACTACCTGAAGCAACTGGTCCTGCTATGCCATTCTAACCATGAATTTATTCAACGGTGACAAGGAAGATCTTCCTGTACAGCAGACTAAAAAACCTTCTACGTTCAAGATATTCGCTGGCACAGTAGGTGCTTTATTTGCTGTGTCACATATAGGTTTAGTTGGTTATCTAATGAGACAACCATATCAAATTCCTAGTATCAATATTCCTAAAGGTGACTACTCATCTTATGAATTGAATGCTGGACCTGATGGATACTCAATTAAATACAAAGCAAACGATCCTGCTATCTTAAATTCAGAACAATCACTGGAAGTAGATAAGCATAAGAAAGGATTTCTAGGACCTAATACAGAGGTCCGTCGCGAGTATCGCACTGATCAATACACCATGGATGGCACCCGTAATATAGGAGGTGCCCTAACGCAGGATGCTGAGGGAAAGTCCCTTGCAAAAAGCGAAGAGTGTATTCGGGCGGACGCTGGCGCACGGTCACAAGGTGCAATGGCAGGTAGTGCTATTGCCGCTGGCGTAGCAGTTCCCGCACTGTCTGGCATCCCTTACATCGGATGGTTAGCAGGTGGATGGGCGTTGCTCCTAGGTCAGCAAGTTGGATCTGATATTGGATCGGAAATTGGTAGTGAATTCAATGATTGTTAATGGAAATCCCTGATATTAGGATCAAGGGTGGGGACATCGATATTATTCGTATCCCCTTCACCCCTGATTATTTGTTAGAACCACCCCAAGCATTACAAGTCCCTGTTCCTATCACAAACCAGATCGGTGTGCCCATCGTGGACATCCCTGGTTGTGTTGAGGCACATGAGGTGGACGAAAATAATATGCTGGAA